CACGAATATACGTGTGGGGATTAAAAGTTTAAAACATTTTATTTTGTGATAAATAGTACTGATATAAGTAAAATTTTGCATAGAAAAACCTTATATCACACGAATAGTCAAAAAAGAACATCTAATCGTGCTGTATTATAAAACACAATTACATTTTTATTTTATTTTTAACTGCTCACATGAATCACTAAATTTTTGTAAACATTGTTTGCATGTTATTTTACCACATGAACATGCATCAACTAACGTTAACGTATCTTTCTTATCAGCTAATAATTGTAATAACTCAATCTCATCAGGCTTTTCAAACAAAGATAAATTATCAAAATAATCTTTAACAATTTTCAACTTATCTGTAGAGCCCTCAACTTTATGTTTCAACAAAAAGCCCATATACTTTGGATCAAGCATAGGGGGTTTAGCTTCAACGTTCTCTTGTACGTTAACATATGCCAATGTATTAATACGAATAACTGTAAATAACCAGGTTGATAAAACAGTGCAACCTGCAGTACTGAAACAATTCCATGTTGCAAGATTTGTCCATCCAATTAAGGAAGCAGGTGTTGGCAAACTAGAACCATTAGTTGGTGAAAATGAATATTGGTACGTAGACCAAGCATCTACATAATCAGTAACATAGGTCATAAAAGAGCCATTAGCTGCTGACGTAAAATAAGGTGTTAATGAAGTAGTATCACCCAATTGTGTGCCAGCATACTGTATAGCATTAACTTGACTAGCTTGATGTGAATTAACTGCATCAATTGTACCAGATGTTACAGTAACTTGTTGCCATCCAGAGACTCTATATAAACCAGGTTGATTAAACCACAAACTAACACCACTATTGCCAGTTGTTTCACCAAGAGAAGTCATAAACGGACCAACATAACTGGGTCCATTAAATGTTGACTGAGGTGCTACACCTAACGTTAAATAATTACCAAAAATTGGAATATTAGTGGATGCCGGTATTGTGATTCCACCTTTTGAACCACTATAAATTTGCATATGATTACTATTAGGTAATTGTGGCATTCTTAATGCAACAGTATATTGTGCATATAGCTTACCAATTGGGCCTAATTGTGTACCATAAACAGCGATAATTAAACTACCAAATGCATTAAGGGCCGCATTTTGATTATCGTGTTCCACAAACTTAGTGGGTATTGGTATTAACTTAGTAGTATTACCATAAGAAACTGAAAATGTATGAGTAGGGTTTCTAACTCTCTCTTTGTACTTATTACATACTTGTGCAATAGTTGAAGGTGGTGGTTCTGTTGGGTTATAATCTATAGCCATTACTACTTGACCTAACACACCAGTACTCACCACATTAGAAGCCAAACCTTCAAATATAAATTTCAAACTTTTAATATGATAAATTTCAAAGTTATCAGCAATAGAAGACAACCATGGAAAAGTTTGAGGAGAATTAGCAGATATAGGTATTGATGAAATACTTGGTAACGTATTATTGTTTCCTTGAATATCCATTATAAAATCTCTCCTATGAAAAACTTTATCAGCAGCATTTCCATAGGCTTCACCGGATCTTTTTTGTTTTGGCTTAACATGTTTTGTCGTTTTCTTTAAGGATTTTTTATCAAAGCTCTCAATCTGACGGCGAAGAGATTGAGCCTGATTATAATGTGGTCGGCGCATCTCATTGGCATCTTTAGCTGTTTTTATCAAATCAGCTGCAGCTTTTCCAACTTTACCTTTACCGATATCATTTGCAGTCTTTTTTAGATCATTAACTAATTGATGAGCAGGTTTCGATGACATTTTTAAACTAATATATACAATTAAACTCGGTTAAAAACGCAAGTATCTTTATTAAAACGAAAATATTTATTATTTTGCTGTCGAGTAAACTCTCAGTCTTATTATTCAACTAATAAAAAATTCTTTTATTGGTGGAGATCTCCCAGGGCAATTTCTGGTAAATTAACACCAACTTTTATCAGAGTATCATTTCCCATACCCGAATACAATTGCCATAATTGATTATCAGTTAAATAGCCTCTAGCGGCTGTTATATTTTGTGGATTCAACATATCAACTTTAGATTGAAGAAAAAAGAATAAACCATCAAACCAATGTCTACACTCAGTGCATGCAAAAGTTTCTATTCGCAAACCAGCACACATAGATAACATGTTTGGTTGTGATGTTAATTTTCCAGCATGCTCATTATAACGCAACATACTAGTTTTCATTTTTTCACAGTCTATTTTAGGCAACCACATCTTAAATGGAACATGGGGTATTTGAGTTAAGACAAACCTATGACCGATAAAAGAAAGTTTATCGAACGTAGAATATTTCTCATCTTCAAATTCATATTCCATATGGATCTGTTTGCCTATTTGATGAAACTTATTAGCTGTGATAAAATGTTTGATCTTATCATGAACATTGATGAAAATATCGTCACCAACTAATGCCAATCTAGTATATCTTTTAAACATGATATAACTCTGGTACTTTTTAGGAACGCTTCTGAGATATATAAATAACACATCACAAAAATTTTTTAGGATATTTGCGAATGTAGTTAAAAACTGACCACTATTGTTTCCAGTTTCTTTCTCATAACAGAAGCCATCGCCATCAACCAAAGGAGACAGCATTATTTGATCAATCAAATTGTTTATTCTATTTTTATTATCATTAGTCCTAAAATCAGGGTGCAACATATCAAACAAAAATACTTTGATACAATTCCAGGCTATACGATTAAATCTAGAGTCAAATTTTTTAGCATCAATTGAATAAAAATTCTGCATATTAGACCCCCAAGGTGTCATATAATTAAAGAATTTGTTAGCACCACCCTTTAACAACGACAATCCCAATGCACTAGAGCAATTAAGATGATTATTAACCATTCTTTCATTCATATCCATAGTTAACATTGCAAGCGCCACTATATGATTAACATCCATAGCAACGATCGTCCTAACATTTTTATCTCTAATTTTCTCAACAGGGCGAAGTTCTTCTTTTATAGTAACACTAGATAAAACTTCTTTCGGTGTTGTTGTTGCAAGTGAGTCCCAATAAGAATCAAAGTATCCTACATCCTCACTCATCCAAAAATCAAATTTAGTCGGGTACTTTAAACTCCAGGGATAACCTGGAGATTTCGTCGAATCTAAATTGCTAATGGTATAGTTAAAGGAGTTTACTACACTTCCTCTTAAAAATGAGAACTCATCTGACAAACAATTAAAACAAGAAACATATAATGACAAATCATCATCACTCATTGGTTGGGGGGGTTGATTGTACCTATCAATTGATTTTCTACTCATCTCAATTTCCCTAGGTACAACATCGTATTTATCATACGCAGAGTCATCCCCTATGTAATCACAATAACTTTTAACTAATGGATTGTAATACATGGGGATCTTGGGTTTAAAATAACGGTAGACTTTAA